CTGCCGGCACCGCAACATACACACTACCCGTAGATACTGTCGATCTTCTTGAGCACGTCATCCGTACGCAGACCGGGGTACAACAAACCGACTTGACCATTACTCGTATCAGCGTGTCTACATACGCAACAATCCCAAACAAAAATGCTACGGGTCGCCCTATTCAGATCTATGTAAACCGCCAGAGCGGAGCGACAACCCCCAGCGGTATTCAGTACCCAACATTTACGGTATGGCCCACGCCCGATAATTCAACGCCGTATACGCTTGTGTATTGGAGAATGCGTCGTATTCAGGACGCAGGTAACGGGGTAAATACGTTTGACATTCCGTTTCGATTCTTGCCTTGCCTTACTGCTGGGCTTGCTTACTACCTATCGTTGAAGCTGCCGGAGGCTTTGCCCCGTGTCGAGATGCTCAAGGCTATGTACGATGAAGCTTTTGTTACCGCTGCTGGGGAAGATAGAGAGAAAGCTGCGCAGCGGTTTGTTCCAAGAATCATGCAGATTACATAATGGGCAACAAGTTTTCTTCTGGTAAGTTTGCAATTGCGGAATGTGACAGGTGTGGTTTTAGATACAAACTGTCCGTGCTGCGCAAGCTTGTCATAAAGACAAAGCTGGTTAATATCAAAGTCTGTAAGAACTGTTGGGATCCGGATCACCCGCAGTTGCAGTTGGGAATGTACCCAGTTCAAGATCCGCAGGCTGTGCGTGAACCAAGGCCGGATACTTCGTATGTGACTTCAGGGGTAAATAACCTTGGCGTAGTGAGCGAAGGTAGCCGTATAATTCAGTGGGGCTGGAATCCTGTTGGTGGTGCAAGAGCGGACGATACTGGACTAACGCCAAACAATTTGGTTGCCCGTGGGCAAGTTGGAATTGTAACAGTAACAACTACTTAGGAGTTTATGATGGACAAGAAAGAAGTTAAAAAGATTGCCGATGTGGAGGCTGAAAAAGCCGTTAAAGGCCACGAAGGCCGTATGCACAAAGGCGTTAAGAAGTTTGCCAAGGGTGGCAAAACTAATCTTCAGATGAAGGAGCTTGGTCGTGGTATGGCTAAGGTTGCCAATCAGAAGAAATCTTCGTTTACCTATAAATCAGGCGGAAGGGGTCGATAATGGCTAAGTTCAGCAAAAAGGTCGGCGGCAAAGAAGTGGGCCAAGCTGAAGTCTATGCAGAGCCCCATCAGATGACCGGTGCCGCAGGCGTGGATCTGAGCAACAACGGATATGGTCCTGCCCCCCAAAGAAACACGGCAAACGAAGTCAATATGTCTGTTGGCAACATCAGCCGTAACGCAGCGCCCGGAGAAAAAGTTTCTGGTATTGAAACCCGTGGAAATGGCGCAGCAACTAAAGGAAGAATGGCTCGCGGGCCGATGGCATAAATGAACTACGCCACGCTCTTCGAAACAATTAAAGGGTATATCGAAAACGATCTACCAGATACCGAGTTTACGGACTCGGCTGGTACGGGCACGGTTACTTTTACTTCGACAGAGCAGGTAAACACATTTATTCAACAGGCTGAGCAGCGGATATACAACGCGATTCAGTTACCCGCACTGCGCAAAAATGTTACAGGGAATTTAACAAACGGGAATAAATACTTGGCTATGCCTTCAGATTGGCTGGCTACATTCTCTTTATCTATTATTGACCCAATTACAACAGCGCAATCATTCCTGCTGAACAAAGACGTGGAGTTTATCCGAGAGGCTTTTCCAACCCCGTCTGATACGGGCACTCCTACCCACTACGCAATCTTCGATAACAATACAATGATTGTCGGCCCCACGCCAGACGCAAACTATGGCGTAGAAATGCATTATTACTACTATCCTGAATCAATTGTCACCGCTAATACAACGTGGCTTGGAGATCATTTTGATTCTGCGCTGCTTTATGGTTCCTTGCTTGAAGCTTACACATTTATGAAGGGCGAACAAGACGTGATTGCAAACTATACGGCTCGGTATAATGAAACTCTTGCAATGCTAAAACAGCTCGGCGAAGGTAAGGATCGTCAAGATATGTATCGTACTGGTCAAGTGAGGTATCCTGTAAAATGATCGGCGCACTCTTAGGCGGTATTAAAGTTCAAACTACGGACGGACGTGGATTTACGCCCGAAGAGTTGGCGCGGCGTGCTGTAGACAAGATTGTGTATGTTGGAAGTAATTCCCATCCTGCCGTACGGGAGCAGGCGCAGGCATTTAAAGACGAGATTTTTGGAATTATTTTGTTTTACCTTAGGGAGACTGTGGCTCAAGACCGCACCACCCTTGCAAACCGGCTGCGAGAAGCGGGCCACCCCGAACTTGTAAAACTTTTGGAGATTTAAAATGGCATTCACAGGCAACTATATGTGCACAAGCTTTAAACAAGAGCTTATGCAGGCTAAACACAACTTCACCGCTTCTACGGGTAATACATTTAAACTTGCGCTATATACAAACAGCGCCTCGTTTACTGCTGCTACTACGGCATACACGGCTACTAACGAAGTCGCTAACTCCGGCTCTTACAGTGCTGGCGGTGGAACCCTTACAAACATTACCCCGACCACATCTGGTACGACCGCATTTACAGACTTCAATGATCTGTCGTTTACCTCGGCCACGATCACGGCCTACGGCGCTTTGATTTATAACAGCAGCCAAGCGGGTAACCCAACTGTGTGCGTTCTTGATTTTGGCGGTGCTAAGACTTCTACTTCGGGTACGTTTACGATTATTTTCCCGACAGCAGACGCATCAAACGCAATTATCCGCATTGCCTAGGAATGAATAAGTGGCGACATACAGCGGATGGGGTTCTGGGCCTTGGGGCTACACGCCTTGGGGAACTGACAGCACCGACGTTGATGTCCCACTAGGTGGTTGGAGTTACGGAGACTGGGGCAGTAACGGCTGGGGCGCAGGTAATGCAGGTGTAACAGGTACTGGGCAGGTAGGTTCTGTAACGGTACAGACGGTAGTAGATGTTAATGTAAATGTTACTGGAGTTGAAGGTGCTGGATCGGTTGGATCCGTTCAGGTTGCTGCGGATTCAAATGTAGGTGTTACGGGTGTTGAAGGGTCTGGGCAGGTTGGATCTGTTCAAGTTGCCGAGGGCGTAGATGTAAGCGTTACCGGGGTTTCTGGTAGCGGTGCGGTTGGAAGCGTGGCGGTGGCTGCTGGGGCAGATGTAAATGTTACAGGTGTTGAAGGGTCTGGGCAGGTAGGAAGTGTAACGGCGGCAGCTGGTGCAGATGTAGATGTTACGGGTGTTGAAGGTTTAGGTGCGGTAGGAACCCTTGATGCTACGGGCGATGCTAATATAAACGCTACCGGGGTTTCAAGTACCGGGCAGGTAGGAAGTGTAGTAGCACAAGCTGGTGCAGATGTTGTTGTTACTGGTGTTACAGCCACGGGGTTTGTTGGGACCGTAACAGTTTCGGCAAACGGTAATATATCTGTCACGGGTGTTGAGGCGGTTGGCTTTATTGGGCAAGTAGAAGTAATTGAAAACGCCGATGTAGATGTAACTGGGGTTGCAGGTGTTGGTGAGGTTGGTCAGGTCGAGGCGGTTTCAAACACCTCGGTTGATTTAGTAGGAGTTTCTAGCACTGCCAGCGTTGGTTCGGTTGTAGTTACAGGAAATTCTGTAGTTTTAGTTACCGGAGTTTCCGCTACTGGATTTATTGGGTCAGTTCTGATATGGCAGTCAATAGATGACAATCAGACTCCAAACTGGCAGAATGTTAATGATTCACAGGGATCTGTTTGGACACAAGTAAATGACTCGCAGACCCCAAATTGGGTGCCGTTAGCGGCATAGGAGCAATAAATGGCAAGCACGTATTCTGCGTTAAAGATTGAGCTTATTGGTACCGGAGAGCAATCCGGTACTTGGGGCGCCACGACAAATACTAACTTAGGCACCGCGCTTGAAGAAGCTATTACGGGTTCAGCCGATGTTACCTTTGCCAGTGGCCCAGTCACCCTTACCCTAACCGATACCAACGCATCCCAGACAGCCCGTAACCTGCGGCTAAATCTTACAGGTACTTCAGGCGGAGCTCAGAACCTTATTGTCCCCGCTATTGAAAAACTCTACCTAGTAAATAACGGATGTGCTGATGCAATTACTGTAAAAAATTCTACCGGTACTGGAATTGCAGTCCCCGCTGGTAAATCGATGTTTGTCTTCAATAACGGGACAAACGTAGTTGATGCAATAACCAACCTTTCTTCACTTACTCTTGGATCGGCGCTTCCAATTGCTTCTGGCGGAACCGGTCAGACCTCCGCCTCGGCGGCCTTTAACGCACTATCCCCCATCACCACGACGGGCGACCTGATACTTGGCAACGGGTCAAACAGCGCCACCCGCCTAGGCATTGGGTCCAACGGGTACGTTCTTACTTCAAACGGCACCACGGCCTCGTGGCAAACCGCCAGCGGTGTATCTACAGGCAAGGCAATCGCTATGGCGATGATATTCGGATTCTAAGGAGTTTTTAAATGGCAAACCCAAATATTGTTAACGTCACCGTAATCAACGGCAACTCGTCGCAGGTGTCGTTGGCTAACACCTCGGCAAACCAGCTGGCGAGCAACGCCGCGTCGAGCAGCAAGGTCTACAAGATCAACTCAATCGTCGTGGCAAACACCAACGGAACCGCCGCCGCAAATATCACGATCAACGTCTACTCGGCGGCTTCGCTGGGCGGGACGGCCTACCCGATTGCGTCCACCATCTCGGTTCCGGCCAACTCGACGCTTATTGTGACGGACAAGACCACAACGTTCTACCTGCTGGAGAATCAGTCCATCGGGGCGACCGCGGGGACGGCTAACTACCTGACCGTGGTAACCTCTTGGGAAGAAATTACCTAAGGAAGTACCGATGCCCATTCACGGCTATCTGGCGGGGCTCATATCGGCCCAATTTTTCTCGCCATCGGCGCTGCCGAGCGGCGGCGTTTTCCCATTAAGTCAGCAGTTCCAGCTTCAGGGGCAGGGCTACTGGCCCACAAACCTATTCGCCGACTTCCTCGTAGTTGCGGGGGGTGGCGGTGGTGCATCGGGAACTGGTGGCGGTGGCGGAGCTGGTGGTTATAGGTATTTCACATCGCAAACGTTGACCGTTGGACTCCCGCTTACGGTCACCGTTGGTGCTGGTGGAGCCGCAACCGCTTATGGTTATGGTTCTGCCGTTCCAAATGGTAGTAATTCTGTTTTTAATAACATAACCTCTGCTGGTGGTGGCGGTGGGACTGCCGGGCAAAACGGTGGCGGCACAACAAATGGTGCGGCTGGCGGCTCCGGCGGTGGTGGTGGTTATAACGGAACTGGTGGCGCAGGAAATACGCCAAGTGTTTCGCCATCACAAGGAAATAATGGTGGCAATGCTCTAGGCAGCGGGGAATATCCATCAGGCGGTGGTGGAGGCGCATCTGCGGCTGGCGGTTCATATAGTGGATCAACGCCCGGTAATGGAGGCGCTGGCACAGCAAGTTCTATTTCCGGTTCGTCAGTTACTTATGCGGGGGGCGGTGGAGGTTCTGCAACAAGTTCTGCTGGAAGTGGTGGCTCTGGCGGTGGTGGTGCTGGTGCGTCTGGTACAAGTTCGGCAACATCAGGAACAGCTAACACTGGTGGTGGCGGTGGTGGTGCAAGAAACAGCTCAAACAGTGGGTCGGTCTATGGCGGTGCTGGTGGTTCTGGCATCGTAGTTATCAAAATCCCCTCAACGCACTATGGCGTGTTCTCCTCAGGGGTTACCTACACGACAATCACATCCGTTGCGGGCTACAACATCTACTCGGTGACTGCCACCTCAACAACATCTGAGACTGTTACCTTCTACGCTGGTGCGCTCGTTGACTTCTTGGTCATTGCCGGGGGTGGTGGCGGGGGTAACGGCTCTGGGAACTCTGCTGGTGGTGGAGGTGCTGGAGGTTACAGAACTTCTGCTGGCACTTCTGGTGGGGGAGCATCTGCCGAATCTAAACTCTCTCTGTCCTTTGGAATTGCATATACAGTAACTGTTGGTGGCGGGGGCAACGGATCAACAAACGGAGCTGGCGGCTCTGGAAACCAAGGCAGCAATTCTGTTTTATCAACAGTCACATCTACTGGCGGGGGTGCGGGATCATACGCTGCGGTTGGTGGAACAGGAGGTTCGGGCGGTGGTGGATGGGTAGTAAATGCTGGAGGTTCTGGAACCGCTAGCCAAGGTTACAACGGCGGAGCCGGAGCGTTTGACGGAACGAACTTCAACTCAGGTGGTGGTGGGGGTGCAGGAAGCGTTGGTGCTGCCGCCACAACAAGTCCCAATGTCGGCGGCAATGGAGGAAGCGGTGTTGCTTCATCTATAACTGGGTCATCTGTTACAAGAGCATCTGGCGGTGGTGGTGGAACAAAACTTGGAAGTGCTGGAACCGCACCCACGGGGGGAGGAGGTAACGGCTCAACTTCATCAAACAACGCATCTGACGCAACTGTAAACACCGGAGGCGGTGGAGGTGGTGGAGGTGGTAACGGAGGCAACGGCGGATCAGGAATTGTCGTCATCAAGGTTCCCGACAATGTAATCGCTACCTTCTCGGGCGG